TATTACTGTATTTGAAACTTAATTAAGGAGATATTACATGAAAAATACAATTCAAGATAGTGTATTGGCCGCACTTAAAAACGGTTCAGAACTAACTTCTGCTCAACTTAAGAGCAAGTTTAAAGCAGGTAACCCACAAGCGGTTATCCAATCATTGAGATTTGCAGGATACCCTGTGTACTTAAACACTACTAAGACTGGTGCTAGAAAGTACAGATTAGGTTCTGCCTCAAGAGCAGTTATTGCCGCTGGTTACAAAGCAATGGCTACTGCATCTAGAAGCTAATTAGCTTTACTTAAAAAGGGCGACTGTTTATTCAGTTGCCCTTTTTTTATGACTGAATAATAAATACAATATAATGAAGATCTTAATCGCCTGTGTACTCCTTGCATTTATAATGAGTTGCTCCAGGCAGATTTCAAATTGCGAATTAACACCAGACGTAGACATCAAAATATCAAAGCCCACAGTAAAAGAAGTACAAGAGAATATTGTACCAAAAGCTACACTCGGCTGTAGTTTTTAATTGACAAATCCAAAATAATAAACTATACTATAAGCTACGGACCCATAGCTCAGCTGGATAGAGCGCCAGTTTGCGGAACTGGAGGCCAGGAGTTCGAATCTCTTTGGGTCCGCCAAAAAAAGACTTGACAAATGAATATATTGATTATATAATGTATATAATAATTAGGAAGAGGCACAAATGAGAACACAACCACAGGCAATCATAGAAAAACTAGAAGCAGACAATTCACGTCTTGCTAAAGAATCAATATTATTAGACGCAATGAACGAAGGACTAGATGAGTTCTTTGAAGGTGTAAAGATGGCACTTGATCCATTACACACATTTGGCGTTAAGCAAGTTCCAACCAAGGACACAGTAATTAGTGGACAAGGTTGTGAATGGAAAGTATTCGTAGAACTTGCAGACAAACTTAACAAAAGAGAATTAACTGGTCATGCGGCCAGAGATGCAATAAACCTTGTAATGAGTTCAGCGACAGCAGAACAATGGAATGGGTTTTATAGACGTATCTTAATTAAGGATTTACGTTGCGGTGTAAGTGAAAAGACTGTAAACAATGTTGCAAAGAAGAATAACTTTGACAAATACATTGTTCCTACGTTCACTTGCCAACTAGCACACGACTCAGCTAACCACGAAAAGAAGATGGTTGGTCCTAAACAAATAGAAATTAAACTTGATGGTGTTAGGGTGCTAACAGTTATCAAAGATGGTAAAGTAGAAATGTTTAGCAGGAATGGTAAGCAGTTTCATAACTTTGGACATATCATAGAAGAACTAGAAGCAGTATTAAAACAAAAGCCTGCTCCATATGATCTAGTATTAGACGGAGAGGTAATGAGTGCTAACTTCCAAGACTTAATGAAACAGGTACATAGAAAGAGTGGTGGTGTTGCCAAAGATGCAGTACTACATTTATTTGATATGATACCTTTAGACAAGTTCTTAGAAGGAAAGTATGAAGTAGAACAATCCAAAAGAAGTCAGTATGTATGGCATTGGGTAGAAGCTAATAAAGATGCCTTAGAGCACGTACAAGCACTGGACTGGGAAGATGTGGATCTAAGTAGCCCTGAAGGTCAAGATCGCTTTGTAGAGCTTAATAAAGCGGCTGTAGACGGTGGATATGAAGGGGTTATGATCAAAGATCAGAAAGCAGTATACGAATGTAAGCGATCTCATGCATGGTTAAAAGCCAAACCATTTATTGAAATTACATTAAAAGTAGTTGGTGTTGAAGAAGGCACTGGACGTAACGTAGGCAGACTTGGCGCAATCATAGTAGAAGGAGAAGACGATGGATACACTTATCACCTTAACTGTGGAAGTGGTTTCACTGACAGTCAACGTGATCAGTTCTGGGCTGACCGTGATAACCTCATTGATTCTTTAGTAGAAATAAGAGCAGATGCTAGGACAAAATCACAAGATTCAGACACTTACAGTCTAAGATTTCCTAGATTTAAGACATTTAGAAACTTCAGTAATGGCGAAAAAGTATAATCTAAAAAGTCATTTTTAGTTGACTTTTTATTTTTTTGCTATATAGTAACTGTATTACATAGATTTGTAGGAGATTGCAGACATGGCCAAATCGCTCTTAAAAGGAGCTCCTCGTAGAAAGAAAAGAGTTACGAGGCGAGTAAGTCAAAAGAATTACGAGCCAGATATATCTAATGCAAGTGAATTGGATGGTCCCAGTTTTGGGAGATTGAAGGATGCTTGTTATAACTTTTATCGAATGGAGTTTAAAGGTTCTGACTATAAGAAGTGGATTATAGAATATTGTAAGAACACTCCTGAATGGAAGAACAAGGTAAAAGTTATTTCCAAGAACCCAGACTGGCGTTATAGTCCTACACTTGGAACAAGTTGTAGGTTACTAAACAAAGGTTTTCCAAACATTCATGAAGCCTATGCAAAACATTGGTTAACACTCGCCGGCACCATGGGAGAAGTAAAACCGATGACTGATTTTATAAATAGAAATCTAAGTGAACTTGAAACAGAAGGTACAAAGGCACTTAAAGAAGTAAAGAAAAAAGAAGAAGTGGAAAAGAAATTAGAACAGAATAGACCAAACATACAACAAAGAATTCAAACACAATCAATTCTTATGTCAGCCGCTGTGGACGAATGGTTGGACAAGTGGGGAGATAATCCTAGCAAGTTTGATCCTAAAGGATTTAGAATTAGTAAACATCTAAATGATGTAAAGTGTACACAGGCACACGCAAGAAAGATAAAAGAGTTTTATTCTAGCGAAATTGCTGAATTTGAAGAAGTATTGAATCCTCCTAGCAAGGCTTCTCGTGAGAAGATGTCCGAAAGAGACAGAGACTATGCAGAACAATTAATTGAAGCATACGCAGACTTTGAAAAGAAAGATGTTAAGAAATACTTAGAAGCATTAATGTTATTCATGGGTGCATTAGATATTATCATTGACACAGCCAAAGCAAACAGGAAACCACGTAAACGAATCCGTAGCAAAGAGAAGATGGTTGCTAAACTTAAATTTAGAGTCAATGATGAGAAGTTCCAACTAGCAAGTATCAATCCGCAAGAGATTATAGGTGCTGAAGAGCTTTGGGTGTTTAACACAAAAACACGTAAACTAGGTAGATATATTGCTAGTAGCAAAGATCCACTACATCAACGTAGAGAAGGTACAGGATTGAGTGTAAAAGGAACCACTGTTATAGGGTTCAGCGAAGACGAATCTATACAAAAAACACTACGTAAACCAGAGGAAAAACTTAAAGAGTTTAAAGATGCTGGTAAGATTAAAATCAAGAAGTTCCTGGACGAGATCAATGCAGTAGACATCAAGCTCAATGGTCGTATCAATCCTGACACTATATTACTCAAGACATTAGACTAAACATTCGAGTTGCTCGTTTGATAAATACTTACATGAGCACAAATGACATCCAAGATTCTGAATTAAAAGCAGTAAAAGACGGTTTAGTTAAGCTAGGCGAGTCTATTGAAACTATTGCAAAACGTGAACTACCTAAGCCTGACTTTCAAAACAATGAGATAAGCGGTGATAAGATTCACGGTGGAACCATTACAGAATTTAGCACATTAGGAATACAAGACAAAGCTACGTCACTTCAATTAGTAGTTGAAAACGATCTTGTAACTACTAGCAATTTAAAAGTTGACTTAATTAAAGATACCCTTAAGGTAGAAGAAGACTTAGAAGTAGCAGGTACTATCAAAGCCTCTAAACTAGAAGTTAATGAAATCAAAGCTGATGTACGTAATGACAGAACAAGTCCATTAAACTTTGATTGTGAAAACGATACCTTATATGGTAAAGGATTAATGTGGACTGGATCAGGACATACCAAGCAATTAGTAATGCAGGGTAATCCAGATAGAATAATGTCAACTGAGATAGTAGATACTCTTAAAGAATACAGAATCAATAATGTTACTGTGCTTTCAGGAAATGAACTAGGTCCAGATATTACAAAATCTAGCATAAGAGAATTAGGCACAATTAAGAATCTAAGAACAGAAGGTAACTTCGTACTAGATCAATTTATATTTTACGATGGCGACCATATGCGTTTAGGCATTGGTGCTGACGCAGGCAATGGTCAACTTACAGTTTCAGGTAATGAAGTTGAGTTCATCGTTGATCCTGGATACGACACAGTAAAAGTTGGTGCATTCACTACAAGTGATATGGAACTTATTACTGATGACCAAACAAGAATTAAACTAAAATCAAACAATAGAATAGAAGTTGGTACTGATGCTGATTCTATTACTACTGTTAAAGGAAAACTAGGAATAGGTGTTGAGAATCCAGATGTATGTTTTAGTACATCAGGACCGATAAAGATCGAGAATAAAAAGATGCAGGTCTTAAACGACTTGCCAACTCAGGGCGTATATAGAAAAGGTGATGTGATTTGGAATGCAAATCCGACTCCAACTGGATACGTTGGGTGGGTGTGCATCAAGGACGGAACACCTGGAGAGTGGAAACCGTTCGGACAAATAGGGGCGTAAAAATGCTAGGACAGATTAAGTTTTGGCATTGGCTAGGAAGAATAGCCCCGATGGTGGCCTTACTCGCTCTTTGTTTATCAATTTGGTTAGATCCAGAACACTGGACAGAATACGTAATCATAGC